GGTGCTGGATCGAACCCGGCTATTTTCAGAGTGTTCCACAAGATGGCGAAGGCCCTCTCGGAAGGCTCGGTAACGACAGGAGCGCCAGGCAACGGGGGACCGAAGTCTCTCGCAGATGTTATTTATGGAGCTAATTAATGGCAACGCTTACTTCTCAAGTATTGACGCTAGCGGATTGGGCCAAGCGTCGTGATGATAACGGCAAAGTTGCCGCTATCGTAGAACTGCTTTCGCAGACGAATGAAATCCTCGAGGACTCGCTGTGGATGGAAGGCAATCTGCCGACCGGCCATAAGACGACAGTTCGCACTGGGTTGCCCTCGGCAACATGGCGCCTGCTGAACTACGGTGTCCCGAAAGCAAAATCGACCACCGCACAGATCACTGATACTGTCGGCAACCTCGAAGTGTACGCCGAAGTCGATAAAGACCTCGCTGACCTCAACGGCAATTCCGCTGAGTTCCGCCTGTCTGAAGTCAAGGCGTTCCTTGAAGGCATGAATCAGCAGGTTGCATCGACGATGTTCTATGGGAACACGGCGGTGAATCCGGAGCGGTTCATGGGCTTTGCTCCGCGGTACAACACTGTCACGGCTGCTACGGCGCAGACCGCGGCGAATGTTGTTTCGGCAGGCGGTGCAGGCTCCGATAACACGAGCATTTGGATCATCACTTGGGGCGCAGATACGACGCACTGCATTTTCCCGAAGGGGAAGATTGCCGGGCTGCAGCATCGTGACCTTGGCGAAGATACTGTCCGTGATGCGGATGGCAACCAGTACCAGGCTTACCGAGATCACTTTAAGTGGGAACTGGGCCTGACTGTTCGCGATTGGCGCTACAACACTCGTATCGCCAATATCGACGTCAGCGATCTTTCGGGTGGCTCTGCAGCCAACCTGATTAACGCGCTGGTTCGCGGTATTCACCGCATCCCGACGATCATGCAGAGCGGTACGACCTCGTCGGATTCGCCCAGCGTTAACGGTGCGATGGGCCGGACGGTTATTTACTGTAACCGCACGATCCGCACGTACCTCGATCTGCAGGCGATGAACAAGACGAACGTCTTGCTGAAGATGGAAGAGTGGAACGGTAGGCCTGTCACGACTTTCCGTGGCATCCCGATCCGCACTTGCGATGCGATCCTCAACAACGAAGCGCAGCTGACGTAAGGAGTTAGCGAAATGATTCTCGACAAAAACCTCTTGATGAGCAATGCGCAGGCGGTAACTGCTACGGCAGCTTCCACTGACGTGATTGATCTTGGCCTGGCGTATGATCTTGGCAATGGCGATGATATTGAAGTCATCTGCCAGGTTGGTACTGCATTTACCGCCGGTGGCGCAGCAACGATGACGGTTGCAGTTCAGGGCAGCGTCGATAACTCCACGTTCTTCGATCTTATGCTTACGCGCGCTATTCCGGTAGCATCGCTGACGGCTGGGTCAGAGCCGTGCCGGTATCGTATTCCTAGCCCCGGTGCAGGTCAGGTGCTTCCGCGGTTCATTCGTATGAACTACACGATTGCAACTGGCCCGATGACAGCGGGAACGATTACGGCTGGTCTTGCGCTCACGCGGCAGAACAATCGTGCATATCCGCCTGGCGTGACGGTTGTCAACTAAGGAGTGAACATGCCTAAGTTCAAGCTCACGAGCCCGCATTACCTCCGGGACAGTTCGGGTAACTTCGTGTTTCTTGAGGAAGGCACTGTTGTTGGGGATGGCTGTGCCATCCCCTTCACCGGCCGCCCCTCACTCAACATGGATGGAGTTGACGATGCAGGGAAGGCTGCGGTGAAGAAGCGCATGGAAGGCACGCTGCTTCCGGTTGAGTCTATTCCAATTAAAGGAGCGGTTTGATGGAAATTTTTCAGACAAACTTGCCGACAGTTAGCATTTCGGCTAGTACGACGAGTGCAAATAGCGCGATCAGTGTCCCGCCTGGGGGTGGTCAAGTTCGCGTAGTTGTTGGCTCAGCTTCCGGCGCAGCATGGGTTTACATTCGTTTTGGCGAAACTGGCGTTGTCGCGACAAGTGCGGACATTCCAATGTTGCCGAACACTATTGAAATTTTTACGGTCGGGCAGGGTGTCACTCACATTGCAGCTTTGACTGATGCTGGAACTGCTGTTGTCAGGGCCAAAGCCGGTCTTGGCATCTAAAGGAGGATTTTGAAATGGTTCTTCGTGCAGTTTCTGGCGGAAGCGGCGGCGGTGGTGGCGGCTCGCCGGGCGGGTCGTCTGGCCAAGTTCAGTACAACAACGGCGGCGCGTTCGGCGGTATGTCGGGCACGTCGTGGAACGACACGAACCGCGCGCTGACGATCACTGGCGCAACCGTCACCACCTCGCAACCGATCTTTGACCTGACCCAGACATGGAACGCTGGCGCTGTCACGTTCACGGGCTGGCGGTTGAATGTGACGAACACGGCGAGCGCGGCTACTTCGTTGCTCATGGATTTGCAAATTGGTGGCGCATCCATTTTTAATATACGCTCCGATGGTGCGACGTACGTTACGGGTGGTCTTGTCGTAAACGGCGTAAGCGGCTCCGGGCCATTTTATGTAGGGGCTGCTGCTGGCTCCGCCGGTTACAATATGGCGTCTGGTTTAGGCGTTGGTTGGACAAGTTCCACGACAAACGCAGTCGCGTCGCCAGACCTCATCCTTGGCCGCCGCGCAGCCGCCAACCTTCGCCTAGGCGCAGCCGACGCAGCCGCACCCGTAGCCCAAACACTTAGCGTTCAATCCGTCGTCACGGGTACGAGCAACACGGCGGGGCAAGAGTTTCGCTTTGATGCCTCACAGGGCACAGGAACGGGCCCTGGTGGGTCGATTGTCTTCCGGGTTGCGCCTGCGGGGTCGAGCGGCTCGGCGGTCAATGCGTTGAGCGCGGCGCTAACGATTGCAAGCGACAGGAGCGCAAACTTCGATGGTTGGGTATATCTGAAAGATAATCGTCTTTTCAGTGGCTCAACTGCAGGCGCCGCTGGCGTTGGCATATTCAACCAGCAGTTGAACATTTCTACTCCAATTCGTTTTGCAGATTCATCCACTTACGGCTCCACAATTACTGAAATGGTTGGTGAGGCCGCCAACACGCTCGCCCTGCGCAATGGCACGGCGGCGCAGAACTTCCGCGTCTACAACACGTTTGATGGGACGAATAACGAGTGGCTGGAAACCTTGTGGTCCGGCAACACCATGTTTATTCGGACGCAGAAGACCGGAACCGGAACAGAGCGCGATATATCTTTTACGGCTGGCGCAGGCGTTATAACTATCAATGGCGCTTTCCTTCAGTTCAACAGTGCAAACACGACACGCTGGCAAATAAACGGTTCTGGCCATTTTATAGCGAACACAGACAACACCCTTGATATCGGCCTATCCGGCGCGAACAGGCCGCGCTACATTCGTGCAGGCACTGCTCTCGTCTCTCCTTCTACAACTGTTGCAGGTCTTCCGGCGGCAGGTACGGCTGGCGCGGGCGCTCGTTCGCTTGTCACGGACGCCAACGCCACCACATTCCAAGCAATCGTTGCGGGCGGCGGCGCAAACGTCGTGCCTGTCTATAGCGACGGAACAAACTGGAGAATTGGCTAGTGCTCACCATCACTTTCACTCAAGACGATCTTAACGCCCTTTCCGCTCTGCTTGACGCAGCGGTAAAGGCGACCGGCATCCAAGGCGCAAAGGCTGCGCTGCCCATCATCGCAAAGCTGGAACAGGCTGTTGCGGAAGCTAATGCGCCCAAGGCTCAATCTGAGGAGACTGAATAATGGCAACTCTTTCATTTGGTGTTTCCGGGTCTGAACAAAACTGGACGACGGAAATTGAGCTTTCTGCGCAGGACAGCGTTCGCACGATGACTTATCTCATGTCGCCTGCGTCTGGCTATGGCGTCGTTGTAGAGAATGTAAAATCTAACATTCCCGACGCATCTTGGGCTCCAGGTGAAGGCGAAACTGAAGAGGATCGTCCGACAATCGAGGTTCAAGAGTGGGTATCTCGCCCAGCCACGCCCGAAGAGGCCGCACAGAATTTCGCAAGGGCCACTCTGGTACAACTGCTTAACCAGACTGTTGTATGGGAAAAGGCAGAAGCAGCGAAGGCCGCCGCTGAAGCAATCCCGCCGATTGTCCCAGTTACGTAAAGGTTGCGCAGATGCCGTTTCAAGATGTAGGCACTCGCGGATATTGGGATGCGGCAACAAATTTTCCCCCGCTTAAATCTGGGCGGGGCGAAAACGGAGCTTCATATCAAGTCAGCGTTGCAGGTTCAACTGAGATTGACGGCATTTCCGACTGGCGTGTCGGCGATCTTATCCTCTTTATGAACGACACCTGGACGCGAGTGCCCGGCAAAACCACAGCCGAAATCTACGGTTCGCGAACAGAAACAATCCAGTTTCTGTTTGATGGTGGTGGTTCCCCGATCGTTGCTGGCTACAAGAACCACATTAAAATCCCGTTTGCCTGCACAATTCTTTCGTGGGAACTTTCCGCTGACGCATCAGGCAGCATTGTTATCGACATTTGGAAAGATGTTCTCGCAAACTTTCCACTGACTGTCGCAGATTCTATCGTCGCAAGTGCGAAACCGACTCTCGCTTCGGTCGCGCAGAACTCTTCGTCCACACTTACTGGATGGAACACAACGATTGCTGCTGGGGACTACCTCGGATTTAGGGTTGACTCGGCGGCAACGGTGCAGGTAGTTAATTTGGTTCTTAATGTTAGGAAAGGTTAAAGCATGGCTCTTCAACTTTCAGTCACTGTGCGCAACGCGCAGCTTGATGCGATTGAAACTGCTGTCGGAACTTCTCCGATCATGCGGATTCGCACCGGGTCGGTTCCAGCAACCTGTGCAACAGCAGATGCTGGCACGGTTCTCGCAACACTTACACTTCCATCTGACTGGATGGCAGCTGCGTCGGCTGGCGCAAAAGCTAAATCCGGAACGTGGCAGGATACATCTGCTGATGCTACCGGAACGGCAGCGCATTTTCGCATTTATGATTCCGGCGGCACTGTGTGCCACCTTCAAGGCACAGTAACTGCAACTGGCGGTGGTGGCGACATGACAGTCGATAACACTTCGTTTGTCTCTGGACAGTCGTTCACCGTGAACACGTTCTCTATCACGCGCGGAAATGCGTAATGACGCTAAGTGTCTCCAGTCTCGGTACTACGAACAGCACTAGCTCTAGTTCGAGTATAGCTCAGACTGGAGTTACGGCTGCCGTTGGAGACTGGTTAGTCGTCATCGTTGGTGCTGATAATTCTGGCACCAACGGCGATCTTGCAATGACCACTACTTCAATTAGTGACAGTGCAAGCAACACTTGGACCAATCGTGGCGGAATTTTGCTGCGCGATCCAGGTGCGGCAAGTGCTGGCTCTAGTCTCGGTTGCTGGACTGCGCCGGTTACGAATGCTCTTTCTAGCGGAACAGTTACTTGTTCGTTTTCGCCAAATGTCACTTCTAAGGGAATTATCGTTCTTAAAGTTGTGCCAACAAGCGGTTACACTGTTGCATTTAGATCAGTTGGAGTAGGCTCAACTGGAACAGGTTCGACATTTTCTGTTACTGAATCTGTGACTTTAGGTGATACAATTTTCGGTTTTATGGCAGCTGAAGTCGCAAGTTACAATAACAGCGGAAATGGCGATCTTGACTCGCTTAATGGCAGTTGGTCATCACCTCCGACACAAGCTCTTGCTTTCACCGGCAGCAATGGAACCTCAATGAATACAGAGGTTCAGTGGAAATCTCCTAACGCAACAGGCAATCAAACTTATAACGGCATTTATGGAGTTAGTGTTGATTGGTGTGTTAACAATTTAATTCTCGGAGAAGATTCATCTATACCTCCGGAAATTCTCGGGGACCTTTCAGTAACTGATGAAACTGATGCTGTTACTAGTGCCAGTATAATTGTAATGGGTGCGGCAGCAGATATAACTGATGCAGCAGATATTGTAAGCGCCGATGGATCGTCTTCAATTGCAGCTGCTTTCAGTTTAACTGACGAAGCTGACACAGTTAATTCGGCTGGTGCGCTAGATATTGTCGGGGCAGCGTCGATGACAGATGCTGACGATACTTTAAGTTCTCAAGGTGGCGCGCTTGTTATTCAGGGTATTTTTGATCTTGTCGATGATTCTGACGGAGTAGTTTCTGCTTCAGTTCTTGCGTTGCAAGCAGCGTTAAGCTTGACCGATGAGTCGGATATTCTTTCTTCAGTTTCTATTTTGCCTGTCATTGGAAACTTTGATGTAACTGATTCGTCTGATGCATTAGTTGCTTTTGGCGGTTCGAGTAATTTTGGCGATTTAATCGCTGTTGACGAAACTGATTTAGTTATTTCTGAAGGCGTGCTTCCGATAATTGCGGCACTGTCTTTGACAGACGGAGCTGACGTTCTATTTGCGACTAATTCAGTTGCACGCGGGCGCAATTCAGGCTTTATAATGTGAGGCTAATATGTCTGTAGTTAATATTTGCAATCAGGCACTGAATGAAGCCGGGGCGCGGTCAACGATAGCTTCACTTGAAGAAAATTCTAACGAAGCTATTCAGTGCAATCTTCGCTATCACACAACGCTTGAACAGCTTCTGCAGCTTGCACATTGGGACTTTGCGAAACGGTACACAACGCTGGCATTGCTGAAAGCTGCGCCCGGAACGCCGGAGAATTCTGCTGCAACTGGAGTGTGGTCAGATGCGTGGCCCCCGCCGCCCTGGCAGTACAGTTACGCGCGACCTGCAAATTGCTTACTCGTCCGGGCGGTGCTGCCACAGCCTTATGTAATTCAATCAACGAACACTAGTGTGTTTCCGTATAATGAATCTGCACTTCCGAATATGACCCGCGCGGCACTGTTCTCGCGTGGGATCGACACGGACAGCAATGATAACTCGGTCAAAGCAATATTCACTAATCAGCAGCAAGCGCTTGTGTGCTACAACGATCGAGTCACTGATACTAGTCTATATGACTCTGCGTTCACATCGGCACTGATTGTTGCACTCGCGAGCAATCTTGCGTTTAATCTTTCCGGGGATTACAAGTTAGTGCAGATGCTTGCAGCGAAAGCGAATAGCATGATCCTTGCTGCGCGTGCCATTGATGGAAACGAGGGATTGACCGTCGTGGAGCATACGCCAGACTGGATTCGTATTCGCGGGGCAGGGCTGACAGAGACCGGGGGCGGTGGAATTTACGCTGAACCTTATGGCCCGTTGTTCGGGGGACTGTAATGACCGCTGTTATTCAGACTTCGTTCTCGTCCGGTGAAATTAGCCCTACAATGTACGGGCGAGTAGACCTTGCGAAATACCACGTTGCGCTTGCTAAATGTCGGAACTTCTTTGTAGACTATCGTGGGGGCGCTACTTCTCGTGCGGGAACTGAATACGTCTTCCGCAGCAAAAGTGCAAATCCTCGCATGTTTGCTTTTCAGTTTAACGCTGAGCAGAACTATGTTCTTGAGTTTGGATCGAATTACATTCGATTTTACCAGGACGGTGCGCCGCTAATTGAAACAGAATTTCCTATTGCTTCGATGACACTTGGAGCAAATACGGTTATCAATGTTCCTGGGCATAATTACATCGTTGGAGATTGGCTGTACTTTTCAAGCCCAAATGAACTGAATACGAGGACGTATGTTATTGGAACGGCTGTTGGCGATTTACTAACACTGGTCGATTTTGATGGGGCCGCAGTTGATAGTTCCGCCTGGGCTGCATATACTTCCGGGGCAACCTGCGCTCGAATTTACACAGTCGCCACACCTTACTCTGAATCCGATCTTCCAACTCTTCGGGCAACACAATCTCAAGATGTTATCACGCTGACGCATAGGAACTATCGTCCGCGAGATTTGTCTCGTTTTGGCACAACTAACTGGACTTTGACGGAGAAGAACTTTGAGGGTCAGCTTGAACCGCCAACTGGAGTTGTGCTGACTGGCGCGACAGTTTCAGGCACTGCGGCTGAGAACGCCTTCTTTTCATACTGCGTAACAGCCGTTTCCGCCGATTCCGGCGAAGAGAGTGTCGCAAGTTCCATTGTTACTGCTGAGTGCTTGAACATCTCAACGCAAGCTGGATCGAATAAAATCTCGTGGGGTCGGCGTGAAGGCGCAGCTTACTACAATGTCTATAAGGCTCAAATTTCACCGGGGCAAACAGTGCCTGTAGGTTCTACATATGGATATTGTGGAACTGCGTATGGGCTTGAGTTCATTGACGGAAACATTGTTGCGGACTTTACTAAAGTTCCTCCGACTCGTCGCGATCCATTTGCGCCTGGGCAGATTCTCGATGTAGTTCCAACGGCAGGCGGGACGACCTACACACAGGGCGCAACAACCGCAACGATCACTGATCCAACTGGAACTGGTGCGCGGATAGCTCCGATTGTGACTGGTGACGCAGTTACAGCTTTTCTTGTGCTTGAGCCTGGAATTAACTACACAAATCCAACAGTTGTTATAACTGGCGACGGATCGGGCGCGGCCGCAACAGCAACTGTCGGACCTTCGACTGGAGTCAATCCTGCAGTATCTTGTTATTTTCAGCAAAGGCAGATGTACGCCTCAACTAATAATAAGCCGCAGACGATTTGGGCTAGCCGTCCTGGTGCGTTCAACAATATGGATATTTCGATACCGACTCTTCCAGATGATGCGCTGAACCTCACTCTCGCGTCAACTCAGCTTAACGACATTAAAGCGTTGCAGCCAATGCCGGGCGGACTTGTTGTGCTGACAAGCGGCGGTGCCTGGCAAATCTCCGGGGGCGGTAACGGCGAACCGATCTCAGCGGTTTCTGTTACCGCAACTCCGCAGGCTTTTAATGGCGCGAATGATATTCCGCCGATACCGATTAACTTTGAGATACTTTATGTTCAGTCGAAAGGTTCAACTGTCCGGAATCTTTCGTACAATTTCTTCTCGAATATCTATACCGGAACCGATCTCAGCGTTCTCTCTAACCACTTTTTCGTTGGGTATAAGCTGAAAGAGTGGGCCTGGGCTGAAGAGCCGTTTAAGCTTGTTTGGGCAGTTCGGGATGATGGGAAGCTTCTGGCACTGACGTTCTTGAAAGAACAGGAAGTTGCGGGCTGGTCTATCTGCGACACGAACGGATTGTTTTCTTCAGTTGTCGCTGTTCGCGAAGATGATCAGGATATTCCATATTTCGCTGTCAAGCGATTTGTTGGTGGAAAGTGGGTTACGTTTATTGAGCGTATGAAGAAAAGGTATCTTCGCTGGGACTTGGCCGAGGACGCTTGGTGTCTTGACTGCGCGCTTGAGCTTACGCAGGAAAAACCTGCAGCGGCAATCGCGGTCTCAAATAGTACTGGAACAGTTTCAATTGATGCTGATAGTTCAATCTTTTCTGCAGGTTCTGTTGGCCGTGTTATTCGAGCTGGTGGTGGGATTGTTGATATTACAGCGTTTGTTAGTTCATCAAAAGTGACTGGAGTTGTTCGTTCGCCTATACGCGAGTTGATTGAAGACACGACACTTGCTCCGATATTCGAGCAAAATAAATGGACTATTTCAACTCCAGTTTCCACGCTGTCTGGACTTGAGTATCTCGAAGGCGAAAGTGTTGCTGTGGTTGCGGATGGTAGCTATCTCGGTGATTTTACCGTGACGAATGGCAGCATTACATTGAGCCGTCCTGCAAGTAAAATTGTTGCTGGACTTAGGTTCATTGCGCAGTTGCAGACGCTCCCGCTTGACACCGGGCAGCCCACAATTCAGGGCAAAATGAAGAAAATAACTTCACTCACTATGATTGTTGATAAAACTCGCGGACTTTCAGTTGGACATACGTTTAACGATCTTCGTGATGTGAAGGAACTGACAACTAGTACTCCCCTCGGTATTCCACTAAGCCTTGTGTCGTTGTACCAGGATTTCAACATGGCCCCGAACTGGGGAGTGGAGGGGCAACTATGCATTCAGCAAAGCTATCCAATGCCCGCCACGGTGTTGGCTGTCATCCCGGAAGTTACGCCTGGAGATTCGGACTAATGGAAGTGGAGATTAGACCGGCCCGCCAAGAAGATGCAGTGGCGATAATGGCTGATCTTCGTGAAGAGGATCGGCACGGGATCGAGTTGCTGCAACTGGATGGAACGGAAGCGCTTAAGGCTGAAATTGAGCGGGCTAATTGCAGTTATACCGGGCTTGTGGATGGACGGATAGCTGTAATTTGGGGCGTGGTCTCGCCAAGTCTGCTTTCCGGGGTCGGGTTCCTATGGATGGTGACGAGCAAAAAAGCTGATGAAGTTCCGTTTATCTTCGCGCGGAGGTCCCAGCGGGAACTGGAGCGGATTTTGCAAACTGTTCCAGTCCTAACTGGATATTGTTTTGCATATAACAAGAGGTCACTGCGCTGGCTTGAGTGGCTTGGCGCGAAGATTGGCGGGCTAAAGATTTCCAAGGGTATCGCACAGTATCCGTTTGAATTTAGGAGGAACTAATGGCATTTATGGCGGCGGCATTGCCGGTTATTTCGACTGTAATGGGTGCGGCAGGTGCGGTTTACACTGGCTTTGCGCAAAAGCAAGCGGCAGATTATCAAGCTCAAGTAGCCCGGAATAACGCACTAGCTGCGGAACAGATGAAGCGGGTTGAAATTCAAAACGGGCTCATTGCAGCGCAAGAGCAGGATCGTGCTAACGCAGAGAAAGCTGGTATGCAGCGAGCCGCGATGGCAGCGTCTGGCTTTGATATAAATGAAGGAACTCAGCGCGAAATCGGTGTGTCCCAGACAATCCTCGGCCGAACTGATAGCCTGCGTAAAGCGCACGCTGGGCAGTTGGCTGGGTGGAACTTGCAAAATCGCGCTGATAACTTTCGAGCGGAAGCGAGTCTTGCCGAGAGCCGCGGCAACAACGCGATGATGAGTGGAATTTTTGGCGGAGCTACAAGCTTAATCGGGGGCGCAACTAAGTTCTCCGACAAGTGGAACATGTATTCGTCCCCCGCTCCGACGCAGTTGCGTCTTGGAACTCCCAGTGTTTATGGCACGCTTTATTGAGGTTAGGTTATGGTGAAGATTCCATACACTGTTAGGTCGGAAGTTGGGATTGCCAGGGAAAATCCGGCGTTTCAGCAAATTGATATGCGCGGGCTGAATGATGCGTTCGGGGCAAATATTGGTAATGCTGTAAATAACTTCGGAGAAGGCCTCGGGAACCTGGCGGTCAAGATTGAGGCGCGCCAGCAGCAGGCCGGGGACTTTGAAGCGGAACGACTGTTTCAGCAACTTAATGGAAATTTGGATAAGCAGTGGCTCGAACTCCAGCGAAGCTCCCCGGTCGATGGGAGTGGGCTGCCGCAGAATATGGCCCAGACTTACGCTGGATATGAGCAGGACTTTCGGAGCAAACTGCGCCCGGATCAGCAACAAAAGTTTGCGCCGAGGCTCGAAGCGCTGAAGGAACGGTATGCGTATAATTCGATTTTGAAGCAGTTTGAACTTCAGGATAAGCATAGTCAGACAACGCTGAACTCCACGTTTCAGGAACATGTGAAGGGAATCTCGGTTGATCCTAATACGACGACTGAACGTGAGAGGGCGTTTGCAGAACTAATCCGCAGTTCGACCTTGCCTCAGGTTGTGAAGGATAATATGGCCCGGATTGCAGTTGAAGGATTTCGGCTTGCACGGGCACGGCAGGACGCGAAGGTTTCGCCGGAGATTGTTGCTGGGGCTACTGGTGGGCTTGAAGCAGCGCTAAGGCAGCGCGAATCTTCAGATAATCCGAAAGCAGTGAATCAGCTTGGGTATGCTGGAAGCTATCAATTTGGGGCACCGAGGCTTGCTACGCTGGGATTGTATGTTGCCGGTGAAGGTGAGAACCTTTCGACTTGGAGTAAGTCTGGCCGTAATGCGCCTGGAAAATGGTCAGGGCAGTTTAACATTCCCGGCTTTCCGGAAGTTAAAACGCTGAACGATTTTCTTGAGAATCCTGCTGCGCAGCGTAAGGCGTATGAAGTTCACGATGCTCGTATGGATCAGGAAATCCTGCGTAACGGTTTTGATAAGTTTATCGGCCAGGAAGTTCGCGGAGTCCAGATTACACGCGAAGGCTTGAAGGCTGGAATGCATCTTGGCGGGCCTAGTGGCGTTGCTAAGTTCTTCGCTGGAGGGGACAGTGCGGATGCAAATGGTACGAAAGTGGCTACATATATGCGCATGGGCGCTGGGGTTGCAGCGGCTCCTGAACGATACGCAGGTGTGTCACTTGAGAAACTCCAGTCAGCAATGCAGGACGGACTGAGGGAAAAGGCTCGGGACGAGGCAGCAGCAACTGCAATGCGCGAGGCGCAGAATTCTCAGTCAGTAGCGTCACTTGAACTTGCTATTTATAATGGCAAGGCAGGAATGACTGAAGCGTTGGCGTTCAGGGAACAGGGGATTATTGATGATGCGGGGTTGCTCCGGCTTCAAAAGCAAATCGAAAATGTTGAGAATAAAACAGCGGTCACGCGAGAAGCTCAGGGTAATATTCAAAATGATCAGTTCCAGTGGAATCCGCTGCTCAAGGAGCATAAGGCGCAGGTAAATGCGCTGAGTGAGCAACTAGACGGGAAGGTGAGTCCTACGGAGCGACTGCAGTTTGATATGAAAAACTGGGAACGCACGCAGATTGCGAGCGATTACCTAACTGCAAGTGTGGCCGGGGGACTTATTAGCACTGACCCTAAGCGTGTGCAGTCTGCGGCGACTATTGCCGCGAACATGCTGGCGCGGAATGAGAACGCGTTTGCAGGGGCGCAGAATGCTGCTGCGATTGAGAAGGCTGCTTGGGAGTATCAGCGGCTGACGCAGACGCTCGGGTTGACCGCGGAAGAGGCTACCCGCCGAATTGCAGGGATGAATGATCCGCAAACGAAAGCGCAGATGGCCCCGAAGGGAACTGATGCTGCGAAGTTTAGAGAAGAAATTGCTAAGAAGGATTTTACAAGCGAGATTTTGGGCGTCTTTAATCCAAGTTTTTGGGGACAAGTTAAAGCATTGGGTAAAGAGGCGGTTGCAAGAACGCTTGGCCCAGGTTATACTCAAATACAAGCCACTCAAGAATTCTACAAAGAATTTATGATCGAGCATTATAATGAATTTGGCGATAAAAAAGCTGCCGAAAAGTATGCAAAGAATAAACTGAGTCAGCAGTTTGGTATTAGCCGGGATCGGTTAATGCAATTTCCACCTGAAAAAGCGGAAGGTATCCCTAAGATTAACGGATCGAAAGATTGGGTATATAAGCAGGCAGCGGATGAAGTAACTGCAATTGTTGGAAAAATGGTTAAGCCTGAAGACATTGTTTTGATTCCGAGTGATGGTGGTCGTGGCGGTATGTCTACTCGCGACGCATTTGTTTTAGGTAAACCTGTTCCATATATTATCCAATATAATACTATGAGTGAGGCCGGGTTTCCGATTAGGGAACAGTTGTTTGTTCCCGGTTCCCGCGATGGTCGAGTGTGGGTACCGGATGCTCGTAAGTTTCAAGAATCAATGATGCCGGAAGCTCTAGCCCGCGGAGTTCGGGCTGGTACTGAAGCGGAGCAGCGCAGGAATGATCTTAGAAGCTGGACTGGAAATGAAGCTGGTGCGCCCCCGATTGGAGGAAACTGATGCCTTTCTTGGATGAATTTTCTCCGATTGACCGCGAGACCGGGCAGGCTGCGCCTAAGCAGCAAAGTGTGCTCGGTGATTTTTGGGAGCAGCCTCAGCCGGTTGGGTTCCTGGAAGGTTTCCGTGCTGGCGTTAATCTGGAAAACCCGGTTCTATCCGCACTGAACTCGGCTGAGTATCTTCGAATTGGGAATGAGGCTGAACCTGGGTTTAATCCGGTTCAGTTTGCTAAAGATAATGGCGTCGAAGATATGACGCAACAGCTTATGTGGGCGAACAATCAGAGGTATGCAAATGCAATTATTTCGCATACTCAAAAAGAGCGTGAGTTTCGGCGTATTCGTGAAGCTTCTGGCTTCGGCGGTTTTGTTGGCGATCTTATTGGTAGCCTTGCTTCTCCTACTAATTTCATTCCCGGAGTTGGGCTTGTACGTGCTATCCAAGGTGGCTATGCTGTTGGAAGGTCTGCGGTAGCGATAGGTGGAATGGCGGCGGGATCAGCGGCACTGGATGAAGCGGTGTTGCAAGCGACTCAGCAAGAGAGAAGTGGAGTTGAAACTGCGGTTGCAGTTGGTGGTTCAGCGCTGCTTGGTGCGTTGCTTGGTGGGGTTGCAGCAAGTACGCTGACAAAAGCGGAAGCGCGGTTGTTTGAGCGCGGATGGAATAATCTTAACGAGGCTAGTGTCGGATCGGAGGCTACGAAGAAGTGGAGTTATGACGATCTGTCGGTGACTGGTTGGCTCGCCCGCGGAGTTGTTGCAGCGTCAGATTTCATGAACCCGAACATTCGGCTCGCGACTTCGCCTAGCCTTGTTTCGCGTGAACTCGGGCAGATGCTCGGAGAGAACACACTTTACTACAAGTTGCATAGTGAAGGTTTCAGTGCAGCTCCGGGCGGGGCAGTTGAAACTGAAGCGTTTAAGTTATTGCGGAGTAGTTTAAACTTGGGTCTAAGCGAACTCGAAACGCAATATAAGGCAATGAAGTCCTCGGGAATGAGCATGACCTGGGACGAATTTGACCGCGCGGTTGGCATGGCTATGCGGCGAGGCGACGTTGGGGAGAATGATTATGTCTCCGCGGCAGCTAAAGGACTGCGTAATAACACGTTTGAGCCGCTGAAAAAAGAGGCGATTGATGCAGGGTTGCTGCCTCCAGATGTAAGTATTGATGAGGCTGTGAGTTACTTTAGCCGCGTTTATCAGATTGAAAAGATCGTTGCAAATGAAGCTGATTTCAAGGCGCGAGTGCTGCCTTGGATGGAGCAGAAGATGGCGACTGCGTTTGAGGAACATCGGGCTAAGACGCTCACGAAGGTCGAGCAACTGCGCGCAAACATGGCGGATATGGCGTTGGATCGGGAGGGCCGGGCTAGAGTTTTGTCTGACATTGATATGCAAATGAGTGAACTCGCAACAACCTATCGCGAGGGCTTCGATGCTGACCAAGAAATCAAGCGACTTAACCGGGAGGCGACCAAAGCGAAGAAGGAGGGTGATCAGGCGAAAGCGGAGAGCCTTCGTACTCAAGCTAAAAGTATGGCGGATGCGGCAGCAAAGTATCGAGAAGCTGTTAATCCAATTCTCCGACGCAGACGAGTGGTTGAACGGGGGACTGGAGCTGCCGACGCAAAGATTGAAAAGATACAGAATCAACTTGTCGATTTAGAAGAAGCGAATCTGACGAGTCTTCGACGGCTAGTGAACAAGGGCCGATGGCTTGAGCGGGAACTCGGCAAGGCCGGGACTGAGCAGGAACTAATCGAAAAGATTGCGCAACTGAATGAGACGTTTAATCAGGTTGCAAAGCAGTTTGATGCTGCGCTCGATCGGATTGCGGAGACGACAAGGAAGATTGATGAGGAAGCAGCAAAGCTAAAAGAAGCTGGCGCGACAGCGGAAGGAAAGTCGGGCGTTGAGCGGGCTCAGGCTTTTAACGAGTATCAAAAGAAGCTGGCCCCGATGCAGGAAAGGCTGGCGAAGTTTGAGAACGCGCAGCAAGCGCGGAGGGCAAAGTTAGACTCGCTTGCAGAACGATTGGATGCGGCTGAAGGTGTGGACTTGGTTGAAGTCCGAGCTACGCTGAATCAGATGGTCGAGGAACTGCTGGTTGATATTAGCTCGATGACGCTCGGGCGCGGTGAACGTGCGGCAAGATTGCTGGCGCGGATGGAGCAACTTGATCCAGCGAAAGTGGCGGAACAGATCGCTAAGATGGAAGCAAAGGCAAAGCTGTTTGAGGATAACTTCCGAAATCGCTGGGAAGTTAAGATGCTCGGCGAAGGCGTGGAACTGGATGGAGCCGGGCGGGCCAAGTTTAAGACTGCCGCGGCGGATGCGGTTCAGGAAATTGTCGATGCGATCACCGGCAAAACTAACATGATGAATACAGGGGAAATGAGTGAGTGGCGGATTAGTCCTAAGCGCGGACCACTCCGGGATCGCACGTTCCATATCCCTGATGAAATGATTGAAGATTATTTGAACTCGTCATCGAAGCAGGTTAGTGAAGTGATGGCGAGGCGAATGGCCGGGCAGATTGCGATTGCTAAAAAGTTTCCTGGTGATCCGACGCTCGAAGGAAAGATTGGGGAAATTAAAAGTGATTATCAGAAACTAAAAGATCGAGTGATCTCGTCGGAAAGTTACGAGCAAGCGCTGCGAGAGATTGGGGAAACCTATGGTTTCAAGGAGAAGCTGAAAGAGACCTTCAAAGGATTTGAAAAGTCGCAGCAAGGTCTGCTTCGTTGGCTCGATGATCAGTTGCACTCGGACGTTAATGATGTGCAGGGGCTAAGAGATTTGATCCTGGGCAGGTACAAGCCCGAGGCTCATGCGTCGAACTGGGGGAGGACTCTGCGGGCCGCGAATCAATTTAACTATATTCGGATGAGCGGTGCATTTCTGATTGCTTCGCTTTCTGATATGTACCGCGCTCCGATGATGCAGGGACTTGGACGGAGCCTGGGCTCGCTTCCAGGAATGCTGAGCAAGAACTTGACGAGCGAAGGAGTTAAAGTTTCGACCGCGGCGGTTCGAGAAGCTAAGCTGGCCGGGCTGGTTTCTGAGCGCGTGCTGCATAGCAAGATGGCGAGCATTGCGGAACTTGGCGATCCATTTGCGCATGGGAACCAGGCAGAACGAGTGCTAGAAAATATGAGTCGGTTCTCGACTAAGTGGAACGGGATGGCGCTTTACCAAGATTGGCTTGAAAGTTGGACGTCAATAACTGCACAAAATAATATTGTAGATGCGGTTAAGACTGGTGGAAGTGGAAGGTTTGACCGGACCTGGCTAAGTATGCTCGGGATTGATGAGCAGTCCGGAATGGCGCGGCTAGTCTCAACTGAACTTGAAAAGCACGCCGAGCAGGTTGACGGGATTTGGGTAGCGAATACTGAGAAGTGGGAAAACCGCCGCGCAGTTGATGCGTATCGGAACGCGCTGTCAAAGGAAGTTACCCGAACAATTATTCGCCCGAGTCAAGGTGATGTTCCGCTGTGGTGGAAGACTCCGGCGGGGCAGGCGATGTTTCAGTTTAGAAGCTTTAACATGGCGGCACATCAGCGGATACTGCTCGCAGGGTTGCAAGAGGGTCCGGCGCGGTTCCTGTCGGGCTTGATTGGAATGACAACAATCGGGATGGCTGTAAGCTTCTTAAAGGCTTACGGCAATGGCCAGGAGTCGTATGAACGCTGGAAGAAGCAGGCGGAAAATCCAATGTTCCTTCTTGGTGAGGGGCTGGATAATTCTGGGCTCTTTACGATGTTCTTTGAAGTTGCAAACTCAGTTGAGAAAGCAACTAAGGGAACTCAAGCGCACTTCAATCCGATTAAATCTCCGCTAGTTATGCTCGGAGGCGGGGATGCGAATGTGGACTCACAGAAGAGTTGGAACATTCCGCTGGAACAATCGTTGCTCGGCCCGACAGTGGGACTGCTTTCGGCCACCAAGACAGCGGCTAATGTTGGATTGCAAGCGGCGACTGGAGAAGAAGTTAGCAAAGGTGAGGCTCGTGCGGCTGCCCGGATAATCCCGTATAGTACGCACTTTGGATTGAAGCAGGTTATTCAGCTTTTGAATGACGATCTTCCGTATATGAGGTAAGCCATGACTCTTGTATCGACGACGAACAAAGTTACCTACACTGGCAACGGGGCGACGACAGTGTTCCCGTTCTCATTTCCTATTCGAGACGAGGACGATCTAGTTGTCGTTTTGACTGAGAATGGAATTGATACTGAAGTTGGATCAAACTTTACTGTCGCTGGAATCGGTAATGATGCTGGCGGCAGCGTCACGTATCCGACGACTGGATCACCGATTACATCAGCAAAGCGAATAACGATTCTGCGCCGAGTTGATGTGACTCAAGAAACTAATCTGACAAACCAGTCAACGCTTTATCCGGAGGCGCTGGAGCAGGCGCTTGATCGGATTGTGATGCAGGTTCAGCAGAATGCAGAGCAACTTACGCGTGCGTTGTTGTTCTCGATTGCCGATCCATCTACCGGAGCTATTCTTCCGGCTGCTGCTGACCGTGCCGGAAAGTATCTGACATTTGATGCTTCGGGGAATCCAGCAGCAACAGCAACTGTAGACGTTGGCGCACTGACTGTTTCTGCGTTTTGGGAAACCACACTAGCGCTTGCAAGTGCGGCATTAGCAAGAACAGCACTTGGCGTTGGCGTAACCGGAACTCTCGGGCAAGCTGGAGCAGATACGCTGCTTGGAAATCCGAGTGGAAGTCTTGCCGATCCGAGCTACAATTCTCTGGTAAGTTACATTGCTAGACTCGGTGATACTCGTGGCATGGTGCTAAGGCGTGGAGCTTCTGCGTGGGAAGCGCTTGCACTCGGGAATGATGGAACTTTCCTCGGGTCAGACGGAACCGATGCTGCATTTCGGTCTCCTCCAATCGGCGAAGGGTTGTTTCGAAACCTCGCAATAGATGCAACTTCTGACACGGCTGTTTCAGTAACTGCAGATTGGATAACGCTCGCGAATCCAAGCAGCCAAGTTAGAATGGTTCGGACAGTTTCGGCTACAATTGCTGCCGGTTCTTCTGGAGCAAATGGACTTGATACTGGAAGTATGGCGAGCAATACTTGGTATGCGGTTTGGATCATTCACAATCCGACGAGCAATTTGACTGCCGCAATGCTGTCGCTGAGTGCAACCGCGCCGACATTGCCGAGTGGATACACCTATCGGCATCGTGTTGGCTGGGTAAGAACGCAGTCAGCAAGTGCGAATCTTCGCCGGACTAGGCAGCGTAATACGGAAGCGCAGTATATTGTGACGGCAAGTATTGCCGCACCGACACTGAGCAACGGAACAAATACTGTTGTTGGCGATCATGTGCCGACGACAGCGACGATGATCTGTGCTCAGGGAAATATCACAGCGTGGGCATCGACAGTTTCTATTGCGCCTAACTCGAATGTTGCGGCAGCCGCAAGTCCGGTTTACCACGCAACTGCGGCAAGTAATATTAACAGCAATAACGATGTTGGAGGTAATTCAGCATGGTTTGTTTTGGAAGCGAACACGATCTCGGTTACTATTGTAAACTCGGCAAATGCTCGTGTGTACGGTTGGAAAGATAGTGTTTGATATGGGTATGTTGCGGTGTGGCATAGCCATACCTTAAACTATGGGGGTTATTATGATCGAAGCACTTCATTGGTCTGAAGTAGATAATTGGCCGTCGAAGCATTTTAGTCCGGAAGAACTTGCTTGCCGGGGAACTGGTAAGATCAAGATTGATGAAGATGCTCTCGCAAAGTTAGAGAAGCTACGTGAGATGCTCGGAAAGCCGATGATTATTAACTCGGCTTATCGCTCGCCAGAGCATAATCGGAAAGTTGGTGGAGCGAAGAACTCTAATCACATGCAGGGTGTTGCGTTTGATGTGAGGATGGATAATCACGACCCGGAAAAGTTTGAGAGACTCGCACGGAAGTGTGGATTTACTGGGTTTGGATATTATCCAGCTTCAGGGTTTATGCACATTGATACTGGCAAACCGAGAGTGTGGGGAACTAAGTTTAAACCGCGCCCGACTCGGTTCAAGCCGGATGAAGTTGCACCGGAGAAGATTACGAAATCAAAGACGGCTCAGACTGGCGTTGTGACTGGAACTGTAAGTGCCGGTTTTGTTGCAGGTGAGGCTGCGATGATTGCGGAGAAATTGCAGGATAGTCAAGATCAACTGAGTTCTGGCGACTTTGTCGGTATCACGATTGGACTGCTGACGTTGGCCGGGATTGTGTACATGCTGTACCGTCGTTGGGTCGCCGCAGGCAAACCAAAACTTTCCGACATTGTCCGAGGTGTGCTATGAATCTCATCGTGATGATGTTGATTGGTTTGCTGCTAAGTGCGGGCGCGGCATACGTCAAGGGTAACAGTGATGCGGCCAGAAGAGCAGAACAAGCAAATCTGCAAAAGGAAAAAGATAAGCTTGCGGCTGAACTTAAGCGGACAGTTGAACTTCACCGAGCCGCGCAACAGGACGCTATTGCGACGCGCAAGGATTTTCTAGTGCAGAAGGAAGAAGCAGATGGGCTGCGAAAAGAGCTTGAAGAACGCGGGAAAGTTGTTGCTTGTAAGTGGACTCCTTCTCAGCGTAATAGGATGCGCCAAATCCGAATTGGAAGTAAGCCCGGTTCCGCCGCTAGATAGTGAAGCAAAGGAACCATGCCGTGATCCAGGAGTCACAGAGAACCCTTTCACAGATGCACTCAATCACAGGCTTGCCCTTGCTGAGTGTGAAGGAAAGCGCGGACTTATTGAGCGAAACTACGAAAGAATTGGAGGTGAGATTGGAAAATGAAGTTAACCGACTCTCCAATGTTGTGGCTGAGATGAAAGGTCAGGTTATCGCTAAACTCGAAAATCAAGCTAATGCCATTGAGGGCATTAACGAAAAGCTTGATATGATGCAGACTAGGAGAGAAGCTGAAAAGAGTCAAGAAGAACATTTGCGTCGAATTGACTCTTTGGAGCAAGATCGAAAGTGGCTAGTCCGTCAGATTCTCGGCATTTGGTTTGCGGGGATTATAACTGCAGTTACAACGGCAATTACTATTCTCCGCAAAACTTTTTAACCTGATTTCTTCTGCGGCACAAAAGCCGAAAGGCCTGAGACAACTTCTTGTTTAATCATTCCGGCTCGGACCATCGTTTCAATTATAGTTTTAATTTGATGGGACGGAATCTTTTCCTTGAGAAAGAATACCAGCCGGGTTTCGAGCACCGGCTTTTTCTCTTTCATGTAGATTTGGAAAAGGAAGTACCAAGCTTCCTCAATCGCACGTGAATCACCGCCAGTTGTCATTGACCGGAAAATGTCCGGCATAGCGGATTCAGCCTCGCTCAACCAATCCATTGCTAGTTGGTAATCGCTAAGTGATATAACCATGCTATCGCCCCGGCTAATAGTGGCAACCATGCACAGCTTAAGAAGATGAGCAGTCCGTCGCGTAAGGTAGTGAGTAAGTTTAGGATGCTCGGGAGCAGGCGGACCTCCAGCCATATGCCAAGCACTAATTGCATGTGCTGCATCTTCGGAAAATTTAATCTCGCCATAGATGTTTCCTATGTGTTTGAGGTCAGCGATTAAGTTCTTGAAGATCGACTCGTCCCGGAGAATGTCGGAGAAGAGCGGGCGGATAACGCGCTCGCCTGAATAGATTAGAAGTGTTCGGGAAATGAAGCCCTGATCCCATGCACCCTCAGGCATAAATGCGTTAAGGTAAGATGGAGTTGTGGCTCCAAGAAGATTGATCTGAGGTTGGTCGATCTTGACTTTGAGATCTTTCGTGCGGCGGCGCTCAGCGTAAGGGTGGCCGTCATATATGTCAGTGAGGACGTTCATAAAATCATTCTCGTACATCGGAATGAGAACGCCAAGTTCACCTGACGCGACGAGAAGGGAGTTAAACTCCACGAACGGCGGAACGAGACCGGGACGGAGAATGCGGCGCTTCGCATCTTCGAGGCAGTCGATAAGGGAAGCTTTGGTTACGCTGGAAGGTGCAACGTGGTGAGAAGTAAGTTCGCGCCAAAGCCGGGCAGCCTCAGTAAGCACGGTGGTTTTACCGACGCCTGGCGGGCCGACAAGAACAGTGTAAAGATTCGGGTAAAGGTTAGAGCCAAGCGTGCGCACCCAAACTTTTCGCTCGAGTGCGCCCGCCAGTGCTGCAATCCCTACCCACCGCCGGAAAATATCCGGGGAGGCGTGGCCTTCGGTGTAGTTAAAAAAGCCTTCGATCCAACATGGAAGTCTCCGCAGCCCTTGACCGTTTCCTGGGGTCGCCTTTAACTCTGTCATATTTCACCAGCCCGTCAGGGTTTCCATCTTCTTGGTTAGCCCAATTCCAACCGACTTTAACCTCAGATGGAATACGCAGCATACGACCGTGCTTAAGTTCCTGGGGAACTAAGAAGTGGTCGATCAACTGTGGGATGATTTTTTCTTCTTGATCTTCCGGGTACTGCACAACGATAGCATCGTGGATTTGGAGAAGGACTTGACAGAAGTTTGCGCGCCAAACATTGAGGAGACCGAGGTTGATAATGTCGGAAAGAGAGGACTGGGGATTGTACGCGATGGCTTCACGTAAGGTTGCGTCGTCCTGTAGGCGACCGAAGAAAATCCTCCGGCGGCCCATCAGTGATGTAAGATGTCCGGTTCGAGCAAGAGTTTCCGCGGTCCATTCGTGCCACTGTCGTATTGCAGGAAAAGCGGTGAAATATTTGTACTGAAAATCGCGGACGATCCCGACTTCAAGTTTTGTATGTTTGGCCATAGTAGGTGGCTTGCCGTTGTAGTTAGTTCCATGGCCGAGACGTTTTGCGAGATCGCGGTAAGACAACTGCCGGTAAGCTGGTTGCTCGGCGATGGCTTTGCAAGCCTTGAGATCGTCCACCCAAGGCAAATCGCTCCAAGCAAGCTTAGTGACAGTGGTATGTAGGTCACCGGATTCACACGCATCGAGGTATCTCCCATCATCGAATAGGTTCCAGCACAGTGCGCCTACGAGACGAGACTCGGCTTGCTCTCCGTCGATATAAGCGAGCTTATGTCCAGGGTCAGCGATGAAAACAGATCGAAGACGCTGTTCGATGTTCTGGAGATTCGTCCCGTGCCCGAAGTCACCGAGAGACGAACTGAGTCGTCCGGTAGTTGTTCCACCGATATTGTAACTGGTACGCATTCGACCGTCAGAGTCAATGTCTGTTTCGAGTACACCGATTTTCTTTCCAATGTCCCGCATTGCGAGGAGATGGGAAAGGATTGGTCGAGCATAGAAGTAAGCATCGAGTTTCTCCAGGGCTTCGCGGTTAACGGTGGGGAGGTACTGGCCTTTCGGGTTTCGTTTCTTGATCGCTGGAATCTGCATCGTTCCGTACAGAAGCTCGATCAAGTCTTTGTTCGACCGCCAGTTAATGTGGCGGTCGAAAACTTCGAGGACAAGCCGGTTGAACTGGGACTCGAGTTGAGCAATGTCGCGGCGATAGAGGGAAAGGACTTCGTTCTTCCGCGATTGATCAACTAGGATTCCCCGCATATTCATTTCGAGGATCGGGGCTTGAAGCGACTTTGAGAATGAATAGGTTGCGCGGGTTTGCTCGTCAAGTTCGGCCTCGATGGCGTTGAAGACTTCGAGGGTAACTGCGGTGTCAAGGCCGTTGTAGACCCAAAGCGATTCTGTTTCGCCTGAAAGCGAAGTGGGGGTGAGGAGGGAGGTGTCGATGATCTTCACGGATTGGGTCCGATGGTGCGGTAGAATACAGCAACTTCGATTTCATAGGCGTAGTCTATCGCACGCTGCATACCGGGACTGATGCCGTAATCGGTGTAGACTGCAAGGTAATCGGCCCACTGAATCCAGGCAAACGAACAAGCGAAGCCGGTTTCCCGCTGGAACATATCGTTGTCGTCGAGGACTTGCGGGTAGAGAAGATGGGAAGCGAATGGGGCTTCGTCGCGCTCAATGGAGTCGAGCATGGCTCGCTTGGCGTAGGTGATGTTTCGCTCGGTGTCACCGGCGTAGGGAGATTCAATTGAAACAAGTTTCATTTCACTCATCCTTCTTGATAGTGGTTTTACCCTTGCTACGCATAAGCTTCCAACTGGCTTCATCGGTGTAGATACTTCCGAGGAAGTCAAGACCTTTTTGGGACTCGATGTAAAGCGCGTGGTGTAGAAGCATCGTATCCTCGGACCAGTTGTTCACTGTCATACCGTACCTGCGGTAGAGGAAGTGAACGTCATAGAGCCCGTTCTGCGTGACCTTTCGTGCAGGAGTTGCGAGAATCTTAGCAACGATATTCCATGCCTGGCGTTCCTCGCTTGCTGAAGCCCAATAAGAAGCTCCTGGTTTACGAGGGTCCACAAAGGGAATGACGTATGAAGTGCGAGTGTCCGGTGAGAAACCGATGCAAGTGATCTGGTCGCCCGCTGTTTCAATGTCAAAGCTGATAATCGTGGAATGATTAAGCTGCTCATGCCAATTCTCCAGATCAGCTAGGGTCGGATAAATGTGAACAAATCTCTGGGGTCGGCGTACTTCGGGGAACTCGGACTGTCGCTTGGCTTTGGCGAAGTCGAGGACGACAGTTGGCCGAAGGGACCACTCACGGAGTACGGCGCTGGGGTGGTAGGTGGGGAGTACTTTTCCGAATGGGCTGGAGTTAATGGTGCCTCGGATTCGAGAGACTCGACCGTCACCAAGCAAGGCCCAGCTTGCTGCATTGCCGAGAGCGACGATAAGATTTGGCTTAAGTTCTCGAAGTTCGTTTTCGAGGCGGACAAGTTCAGAAGCGTACTCAGCGCGGATATATTTTCCGGGCTTGAGAGGGGGACGGATAGGGATAGCTGAAGTTTTAGGTCCACAGAGATACTCAACATCGTTACCTCCCGGAGGCTTTAGGTTGAATACGTTGGTGAGGAAGCAGTCGGCCCGCCGAATGTCAGCGTCCTCAAGGATTCGGGTCAGGGTGTAGCCAGCCGTCCCGACGAACGGGACAAGCTGACGTTGCTCTTCATCGCCCCAGCAGTCACCGACTATGGCGATTTTACTTTGCATCGACTATGCCTCGGACTTGCAGACCGTCCCATATGCCGAAGAAGATCTGGCCAAAGTGATTGCGCCAGCTTGCGACGACGTAGTAGACGGACTCGTTCTCGAAGATGTGGTGGACAGTTACGGTTTGATCGTAACCGACATTGCTGGGGACGAGGATGCGGTCGCCCTGGATTAGTTTTGAAACGTCAATCATTTCGCCCTCACAGTATAAAACCGCAGACAACAATAACTTCAAACATACCAGCGCTGATTGGAATGTCGAGATCAATTTTAGTTAAAGATTCTCGATCACCGTTGTAGTCAGCAACTAACTCATTGTTGAGTTTCATGATCGGATGATCTTCAGCTAGATCATCTAAATTGATGTATTTTCCGGCCGACTGAATTGCAAGTTCAGCCAGATACCCATCAAGAATATACCCGGTAGTTTCTTCCGGGATTTGTTGCCAGATCAAAAGAACTTTCATTTCGTTGCCTCCGCAGCCTTTCTCAGTTTCCGGTCTCGCTCGAACTCGAGTTGGGCTCGTTCGGCGAACTCGGAGTTGAGTTCAAGTCCAAGGACTCTTGCTGCGCCAGCAGCATCAGCCGCTCGAATAGCCGATCCAGAGCCGCAAGTTGGGTCGAGGACAATGGAGTTTGAATCGACGAACATTCGGAAGAAGTGTCGAAGCATGGGGACAGGTTTAACTGACATATGAATCGACCTGTCGCTGGGGCTTGAATACGAGTTAGCCACAGCTTGAACAATCTTCCTATCACCACGGTATCCGAGGAGAGCAGTTTCATACACTCGTCTTGGTCCACGCGAAGGATCAGGTAGGATGCCGACATTGTCGCTCTTGCTCCAAACTAGAGGGAAGTCATCAATGGTGAAGTCAGTGTGCTCGCGAAGAAAGGCGATGGTCTCGGTGTGGTACTTCATTGAGTACCAGAACATTAAGTGGCAACTAGGTCCAGCGATACGGTCCAGATTGTCTGCGAGGCATCGGAGGAGTTGCCAATAGTAATCTTCGCTGTCGGTATATCCGCCGTGGGCTGCAGCTCCACCCTGATTAAATTTGTCTGCATCAATTCCATAAGGGAAATCACAGTGGATAAAGTTAAAACGTGGCCCGGTGTAAGCGGGAGCCCACTCGAGAAAGCTTCCTTGGACAATTGCTGCTGGAGGAAGTGCAGGTGGCAACTGTTCTGGTACTGGAGTTGAGCTAGTTTCATGTTCTCGTTGTGGGCTTCGAGCAACAGGTTTTGCCACTGCTGCTCTGAGTTCTTGGAGTGCAACATCTGATTCACGCTCCGTTTTCCGCTGGACAATACCGCGGGCGACTGAGTATTTCGGGGCTTCAAGAACGCGAGCGGTGCCAGAGACAAGTTCCCCGGCTACAGCGAGGCGTTCGGTTACGGCTTGGCGAGATAGGCCGACAGCATCCGCTGTGTCTTCGTGAGACCACTCGGGAGTGTCGGAACGTTTGAGTGAATGGAACTCGAGAACTGCGAGGCAATAGTCCTGCCACGGAAGTTCCTCGCGCTTGATGTTCTCTTCGAGTTCGATTGCGCGGAGCCGTGGCGGCTCAAGTTCGTCGGTGAAAGTGACCGCGATTTCTGTGCGCTTGAGTACGTCACGAACTGCGGTGAGGCGACGTTCGCCTGCAACGAGGATCAGTTCGCGGGTGACGACAATTGGATTGATGAGTCCGCCGGTTTCTGGAAGAGACTCGGTGTGGCGGCGGATGGACTCCGCGAGGTCCTCGATGTTCGTCAGTTCTTTGCGCTGACGATTAGGACGATCCACAACTATGCTGGAGATTGGGACAGTTTTCATTTGGCCTTCGCCTGGGTTAGGATGGAGGGGCGGTTAGGCCCCTCCAAGTTAAGGTTAGGCTTTGGCGAAACCGCCGATCTCAGCATAAATCTGCGTACCATCCGGGCTCGGACGATGCTTGACCGTCATCTTCACCATCCGGTTCACGGCGTCGGGCAGCATCTCGCCAACCGTGCGACCGGAAGCTTCGATCCCGCAGATTTCCACGAGGAAATCCTTGAGGCGGTAAAGCGCATCCTCGGTGAGGAAGAACGTCTGGCGAAGACGCTTGCCCTGGCAGCCTCCGGCGTGGGTGAGCGCCTCGGTGTCAACGTCAGCGTCAGCCGAGAGAATGTTGAACTGGAAGATCGCGGCAGGAGTATTGTTCTGCCCGATCTCCTTGATCTCGGCGGGGCCAGCGACGGTGCCGATGTAAGTTCCAACTGGAAGCGGCTTCGGCTTTTCAATGTCGTCGGCTTTGCGATTCAGTGCGTCCATAAAGCTTGCCATGAGATTTATCCTTTGATTGTTGATGCGATGCTGTTAACTTTCTGGATGATAAGGTCGAGTTGTTCGGTCTGCTCCTTTCTATGTCTGGACTGCATGTCGATGAAGGCGGAAAGGAGTCCGGAAAGGGACGAGGACTTTACGACTTCATCTCGGATTGCGGAATCTGTACGGGACAGAATCTCGGAAATTGAGTCGGCCTTAGGTAAGGCACGCGGGGGCGCGGTTTCCATTGGTTATCCTTTCAGTGTCTTAAAGAAATCGGCAAGTGCCGACTCAATCGGAAGCTGCTCTGCCATCCGAAAGCTCGCGGGATTCTTGAGGTCGATCATGGAAGTCGGGGCTGTGCGGATGGTGCGTTTGATGTTGGTGCCTGCGCCCTGAGATTCGCAAAGGGCGACGGAGTTAAAGTACGCTGGGATTTTTGGGGACAGTGACTGCCCGGTCGCCATCGGATAGCCCTTGCGGGTGCCGTCATCTCGGTCGATGTAGGTTATGTGGGAAATAACGATTACGTTGGCCCGGAAATGCTCGGAAGTGAGAAGGGAAAGGATGTGTTCGAGAGCTTTTTGGGCTTCGCCATAGACTGCTCGGCCATCCTGACCCTTCGCGCCATGCGGAACTTTAACCGCACTGGCCCACGCCATAGCAGCGTTGGAAAGAAAAGTGAGACTGTCGATGACGAGCACTGTGTCATCGGTCCAAGTCTCGGGCTTGCCGAGGTCAATGAGCTGGTTGTCGTAGGTGTACTTCCAGTTGTCGAGCATCTGAGTTGCTTCGACGAAAGCCTTCGGGATACCTTCGATGACCGGGCCAATAGGGCTGGACTTGTACTTGTCACGGAGTGTGCGAAAGTCGATGTTGCTCATATCCAGCTTGCGCTGCTTGCACTGCTGGGTGAGGGAATCGAGGCCATTGTCCATGTCGAGGATACGGAGCTTGTAACCTGCGGCGACAAGGGAAGCGAGGGCTCCGGTTTTACCTGTGCCCGAATCCCCGATCAGGAGAAGTTTGCAAATTCTGTTGGACTGGTGGTTTGAGAGGCTTGGCATTTTCGCTCCTTAGATATTTGACGATTGCGATGCGAGCTAGTTGGCTTAGAGATTTGTTTCGCTGCTGTGCAAGTTCGATTAACTCTTTCTTTGTTTCGGCTTCAAGAGTTATGCTGAATGTCCGGGCACCATTAAGTTTAGCTGGTATTTTCAAGGGCCATTTGCCGTGGACTGCCCGGTAAATTATCTGGTCTGTTGGGACGCGGCGACCGTCGATAGTGATTGCTTTGTTGCGGACTGGTTGACCCGCGGCTTTGAACATTCTGGAATAGACAAGCACGCCGTTCCGGTACTGGACAAACATGCAAATACGATCCCACTCAGGGTAGCTGCGCGTGGACATTAGCGGACACCTAACTGTGCATATTCGCCATGATATTTTAATGCAGCTTCTTCATACGCTTTTGCAGCCTGCTCTTTCGTTGCAAAAGAACCTAAATTTATTCTAGTTCCAGCAACTCTTATTTTTGCTATCCATGGTTTCTTCTTTCTGTCTCGCCATGTTATGCCTTTGTATCCATGTGGATTAGCTTGAACTTTATTATACTGATTCTGCGTTGCAGTAACTATTCGTAAGTTTGCTATGGAGTTATCAGCAGTATTACGATTTATATGATCTATTAAATCTGAAGGCCATTCACCATAATAATGAAACCATATCCAGCGCGTTGTTTTATGATACTCACCATCTATATTCAAAGATGTATTTTTGATAACAGTTCCTTTTTTACCACGCCAAGTATCAACTGCACGTGTTAACAAACCAGTGAATGGATCGTAAGAGAACAAATACCTTACTCGTTCGAGGCTCACGTTGCATTTGGTTTGTTTTGCCATTTCAAACTCTCACGATTAGAGGATTCCAGAACTTAACTTCAAAGTCAGTGGCGAGGAAAGCCTCGCGGACTTCCGGGGACTTCGAGCAAATCTTCCGGAACGTGCAGCCGCCAAACTGGTGGCAGGACTTGTCGTTCATTGGAAACATGGACTCTGGATAGCGACCTTCATAATCACTGAGATCGTTTGCCATATCTCCGGCAATAGCGATCCAGGACCGGGCGTCGGTCAGCCACTCGTTAAGTTGGGACTCGGAACGATATGTGAGCCCCCGATCAAAACGTGTGAAGCCCACAGCAATCTGGGCGGCGTCAATGATAACACCACGGACAGGAGAATTGTAGACGAGCCTACCTGCAAGGGTATAGAGTGACATTTGATTGTCGGGTTCATACTGGTCGAAATAGTAACTCGAAAGGGTGGTTGTGCTTGTTTTTCTGTCCATAACGTAGATGCCATCGTTCCACTCCACGAGTCGATCAAGGTGGCCGCAAAGGACGAGTGAATCGTCCACGTTAAAGCGGAAAGAAAGCTCGACTGCCGGTGAACCGTCAGCAAGGATCACAGTTCGGGCCGGATCGTGCTGGAACTCGTCAAGATACCAGACGATTGAGCGGATGAGGTTGGCGCGGGTTTTGAGCGGGTGCTCGGATTCCCACGGACCTTCGGTCCAGGTGTCGGTTAGGGCCTTGAGGAGAGCGGAACGTAAAGCCGTCTGGTGGTCAGCACCAGTTGCCCGCTGCTTGTCATAGTGCTCAAGGCACGAATGGTAGTGAATACCAAAGGTAAGATGCGGGGACTCTCCGCGTGAACGGAACCCTCGGATGATGGTGTAGTAGTATTTGCGGGGGCAGGTTTTAAAGGTGCTGAGGGAGGTTGAGTCCCAGGCGTATTGGATTTTGGTGTTAGGTAGAAATGGCGAGGGGGCGTCCATGACTATTCCTTCGGGAGCAGGCCAAGTGATAGAAGATCGATTTCAGTTGCTTTGGTAACGGGTTTCTTTGCCTTCGGCTTCATGTTTCCGGCGGACTTCTCTCCAAGTTTAAAGTTGGCCCGCTGAGTTCGGAGTGTGGCGATGATAAGGTCGAGGTCCTGGGTTGAAAGTTGAAGTGGATCGCGCTCGAATAGGGTTTGAATATCACTCACGAATCTTCTCCATTGGCAAGTCTTCGATTGAGAACGAAAGTTGCAGGGGCTCGACGGTCTGGTTAAACCGTTCTTCGTTCTGCTTGACGTGGGCGCGAACAAGCTCGCGGATAACCTTCGCGGCCCCGAGTCGAGGATACCAAAGCTGGAGCTTCTCGAAGTCCCCGTCGAACAGGTTTAGCGTGTGCTTGTTAAGCGGGTGATTCTCTTTCCTACGCACGGGGCGTCTCCTTGTGAACTATCCAGATGTGCGCGGGGTTAGTGGGGGACTGAAGAATGGAAAGACCGGATAGAGTTTCGTCCTGCGCTTCTCGGCGGGCAGCGTAAAGACGTTGCCGCGCCTTGTCGAAGTTGTCAGTCTCAATGACGATACCGTATGGCTCGCCAAGCGCGGTGTATAGAAACTCTAGCCAATTCGGTTCCAAGTTTGCCTCCTTGAGTGACACCACCGCTGAATCTCGGACGCTTGCAGGAAGCGGAGAAACTGCAAGTGTCAGTCGATGGTGTCGCCGAAAAAGGGGTGCCCCCAGGTTACACGGAGTACATAACCTGGGGGCGGGCAGAATGGCTTATGCAGCCATTCCACCGAGCACATCGTCGAGTGAAGCGGAAGCGATGGCCTGCTGCTCTTCCACACGGCGGCGAGCGGTGTCGCGGAAGGTCGGGTTCGACTCGACAAGGCGCTTCGCGGCCTCGTTGATCGCATCGGCCTCAGCCTTGACGTTCTTGTTCTTGAGCGCCTGACGAACGGCCTGCTTCGCGAGGGCGAGAGCTTCGCGCTCAACCGGGTCAACCGGAGCACGACCACCACCGGAGCGGCGCGCGCCGAACTCGTAAGCCTGGGCGTAAGCGTCGAACTCGGCCTGAAGCTCAGAAAGCTGTTCGTCGGAAAGCTCAGCGTCGTCGGGGACGACGATCTTGCCATCGACCTCGGAACCGAAAAGCTCTTCGAGCTTCTTCTTCACGGACGAAGCGAAGTTGTTGCGGAGGTTCTCGTGATACGTCTGGTTGAGGGCGCCAGCTTCGTTCGAGGAAAGCGTGTGGCCTTCGACGTAGCGGAGGGGGGCGACGAACGTGTAGCCCTGGATTGTGATTTCGTCGGTCTTGACTTCTGACATTTGGTTTCACCTGGTTGTGGGGCGTGCCCCCTGGGACTAATGCGGGGCGGTTGTCGCCCACGGTTCGATATGTATCATATGGTTGGGTGTCTGTCAATGCCTTTCTTTGGTTGTGGGGAATGTTTTTGCAGGAAAAGGTATGGGTGTGATGCGCGGTGGCATAACCATATGCTTCACTGCCGCATAAGCTTGAGTTCCATCGTGGTTTCGATCTGGGTTCGGAGGGTCTGGATGTGGGAATAGAGGATTTTAATCGCGGCGATGAGTTCCTCGCGGGTCATTTCGTTGACTGGTTTTCCTTGGAAGTAGAAAATTTTTTCTGGTTCGGTGGAGGTCATGGTTTCTCTCCTAGCGCGCGGATGGCGGCGGCGGCATCCATGAGCGCCATATCAGATCTGTCGCCTAAATCGGCGGCGTCCTTGTCGATCATGGCTTCCGCCACCTTCGCACATTCCTCTATCGTCTTCGCGCGGACCTTCGTGGCCTCGTCTGCGCGGATGGCGGTTTCGACTGTGGCCCATTTTTCCTTGTGCGCGCTTGAGCAGTAGCCCCAAATATCTTGGCTGCCGCTCCATTCTTCATACGCTATCTGCCCCGGCTCTTTCTCGCTCATGCTCCCTCTCCCTTAAGTTGTGCGAGGATGGCGCGGGCAAAGTCTATCCTAGCAAGCAATTCGGCATCCCGGTCAGGATCAACCATCCGTGAGTTAGTGAATGCCTCCATGCCTGCCAGCCGCTCCAGCGCCCCGACCACATCAGGCGGGGGAGGGGAGGCTTTCGGCATCGGGGCGAAGCCTGCGGCGTCGAGGGCGGCAATGGCGGCGCGGGCAGCGTCCTCAATAGCTTCGTGTCGAGCATCCCACATCGCCCGCGCTATCACTTCCACAATCTCGCTCATCATTCCATCTCCTCAATATCAAATTCAGCTTCACTTCCCTTCACAACTTCGAGAATGAACTCGGTTCCCTCATCCTTCAGCTTGAACAAAAGCATATCATACTGACTCCGGTCGTAGAGCGGATCACCTGGCTTGTATGTTTGCTTGTTCTCTCGGCGGTCAAGGCGCCGAAAGTGATTCATTCGCTGACGAAGGTTGATAGCGGCTCCTTTCTTGTTGAACTTGACTCGGATGCCTCGTTCGGCTGCGAGTGCGCGGTCAAGGAGACCACGAACATCGGCGTAGCTGAAGATTGAATCGGAAAAGCCCATCAGTCATTTTCTCCTGTTATAGATTTCTTTCGAGTCCATATTTTAGGCGGCAAACCTTGTGCGATTCTTTCTTCAGCTAACCGCCTAGCTGAAATCGCATCTTGTTTTGAATCAAATGATCCTAGTGTATATTTTTTACCATTTAGTTTTATTTCAGCTTTCCATTTGAAATAATAACTACAATGGTATACTCCGTGAACTCCAGAATTATTATCACTTCTAACATTATGGTTGTTGAAGTTGTTTTGACTTCTAGTGGCAATTCTTAAATTAGTTTTCTGGTTATTAAGACCATCTCCATCTAAATGGTCAACATCAAGACCAGATGCAGCTTTCATAATTAACCTATGCATGTAGATTTTCTTGCCATCTTTATGTAAAGATGCATATTTTCTTTTTCCCCTATTGTCTAGGTACCAACGACCTTGAGCCAAAATAAACTCAAAATCTTCGTCATCAACTTGAGCGAAAAAGGTCGCATTTAATTTTACAAGCTTCATGGCGTTCTCCTTTATTGTGTATTTTACCACAAAGACCTTTAATGTCAAGCATGTATATTTTCCAAATCTATTTCGTAGTATGCCTCTTTCGCTCGTGTTAAAATTACATAGCGAATATTCAACTCTTGTTCAAGTTCTTCTGGGGTTTTTGCATATTCAGAAGGAATCCGCCATGGATCGAGATGGTATACTATATTAAACTCAAGCCCCTTTGATTTATGACCTGAGAGAAGTTGAATGGGTCCGTTGCTGGCAAAAAGGTGTTCGGCATATGCAATAGCTGCTCCAAGATTTGGTCCTGTCCCGGCAAAAATACGGAGACATTCAGCCCGATCCGAGATACTGGCTTTCGCCTTTGATTTCTGAAGTAATTCACTTTCCCACCTCGAGATTGCAGTGAAGACAGATTGCTGGTCCATTGACTCCGGGCCCAGCTTGCGGAGGATTTTGACTAGAGCCGGGCCAATGTCGGCCCCGACGAGTTGCACGCCCCGAGAATTGGCGATGAGGCTAAGGGCGAGTTTGAACAGCGGGGCGTTGTTGCGGCAGATGATAGCTGAGTTGTCCGGAATGTCTCGCATGGAGAGTGAAGAGAGGGCTTCGACTTTGCCCTCGGCTGCCCAGTCGGCGGCCTTCATGTGCGGGACTCGGCGGTTGGCTCGGAGGACGATGGCTTTGGGGCAGCGGAAGGAGATGGAAAGAGTCATCTCAGTCATTTCAAAGTCGCGCTTGAGTTTCTGCATTCCAGAATTAACTGCGCCCCTAAAGCCATAGATAGACTGCCAGGGGTCACCGACAGCGATAAGTCGTGTTGTTGCCAGTTTTCGTAACATTGCATGGTTGAGGGAAGATAAGTCTTGCGCCTCGTCAACGAGTACCAGTGGAAAGCGAGGCCAAGTTCCGCCGAACAGCGTGGGCATGTAAATCTGATCGTCGAAGTCAATGTATCCTTCGTAGGCGAGTCGGATGGATTTGGTGAGGAGGACTTCGGCGAGGTTGAAGGCAAAGTCATCTGGGGTTTCCTCTAGTGAGTCGATGAACTGGGAACGAGTGACGAGGGGGAGGCCGGAAGGCGAGGATGCTGGGATGTAGCCAGCGGTTTTCATCATTCGGACTAGGTTCTGGGTTTCGGCGGAGACTTCCCAAGCATCGCCGCGGTCCCGTTTTGAGAGGGACTCGACGTGCTCGCGGAAGAGGGAGTTGGTTTTGCGTGCGTCAAGCTTCGCCTGGCGTCGGCCTATGGCCGCCATCCAGACTTGGTGGCCGATGGAATTGAGGGTCTGGGACTTCACGTGAGAAGGAAGGCGCTTTTCCATCTCAACTGCGATCTTCTTGTTGAACGCGAGGGAGAGAATTGGGATGCCGACGACAGATTCAGTGATGAGCTGGAGAGTGGTGGTCTTAGCTGCTCCGGCGAGGGCGTTGATTAGGAGATTGGATTTGGTGGTTTTTGCTGCCGCGACGATTGCGGACTGCTCGGGGGTGGGGGAGAAGGTCACAGGCCAAGTTCCTTTAACAGTTGATCCGCGGAAAGTTTCAATCGAGGTTTAGGTTTCGCTGCCGCGTGCTTCGCAACTGATGCGTTGTATGCGGCGGTGATTTCGGCTGAAGTCGGTGAAGCCGTGATGCACTGGAGTTCGTATCCGCTGAAAATCGCAAAGTTTCCGGAGGAAAGAACGACGATCCGAGCAGAGTGGGCGTAGATGTGGGATAGGGCTTCCTGCTCGTCGAGGGTCATGGGAAGAGCCAGATAAGGATGAGGAAGATGAAGCCGACTGAGATGGCTCGGGCGGCGCGATGCTCGGGACTGGTCATGGGGCCTCCGGGGAGAGGGCGGCGATCAGCGCGTCCGCCTGTTTGACCGCCCATTCTGCTCGGGCGGCTAAAACTTCGGGCGCTTGTAGATCGTAGGTTCCCACCTTTAGCTTTACAAACGAGGGCATCCACGTTCCCATGCCAAGCAACGCCTGCCCGGCGTAATACTGGCGAAGGGTCATGCCGTCTTGTTGCTTATAGCGGTCCAACTTATCGCCGTAGTCATCAAGTGAGAACGGGCGCGGGAACGCTGGCTGATCGTGCGGCTTCTCCATCATCCCTCTCCCTTATTGAGAGCGTCCCGAGCGGCGCGCGCGGCGAGATAGTAATAATTGCGCACGCCGTCATCGACCTGTTCCCCGTACAGGCCACCGCCGAACAACTTGGCTGCGATTATTTCAACGCGCGCCTCGTCCCGTTCCTTCTCCAACGCCTCGGCGCGGGCGGTGGCGGCAAGGTAAGCGTCTTCAATGCGCTTCACGCCATCAGCAAGGGACACTTCGCCGCCATCGGGCGGGTCTAAAAACCAATGGTCGGCTACAGCGTCAATGACCGCATAAATTAACTTCATCTGCGAACCGATATGAATATCGTTCTGTTTCAAATCCCGCTCGCACTCTGCCAGCCTTGCCTCGGCGGCTTCGGCGCGCTGTATCAGCGGCGTGATGTTCGCAGCGCGAAGGTAGTCCAATTCCTTCCGCACATTGGTCATTTGATCAGCCGCCCAAGTCGCGGTCTGTTTATGCTCATCCCGTTCCTGCTCGCACTCCGCCAGCCTTGCGGATAGTGATGTGAGGGCGTCGGCGGCTTCCTTCAGCAACCGCGTATCCGCCCCGCGACATTTATCAGGCCCTTCTGCTGTGTTCTCTTGGCCACAAAATTTACAAGGTTCGTCCTCGCGTGTTGTAAAATATTCTGGGGAACGTCGATCAAACGGGCAAATCGGCAGCGGCTCGTTACTAAGCAACCGCTTCACCAGCCCCTCTACTTCCCCCACGGGTGCGGGAACGCCGACAGTCGCATATGGATACGGTCGCCACTCATGCTTGCAGGACTGACATTGATGTGTCTTGTGCAGCCGCGTGGCCCACTCGCCTTCGTCAATGTGAATCGCGCCGCACTCCGGACAATGAATGACTTTCGCGACCACCACGGGTGCGGGAGGGGCGGCGGTGAGGTAGGCGGTGATTGCTTTGTGAGCGGCGCGGCGTGCATCAACTTGCTTGTCGCTGTTGCCTCGCACAGTCCAAGAAACATAGCCGGGCTTGTCGATCCACGTTTCGTAAATGACCTGCGCTGCCGCTTCCAAAGCCTTCTCATCCAGTTTCATAGCTCGCTCCTCAAAAAGGCATATCATAAGTCGGATCAACTTCCGGCTTCGGCAGCGCGGTCATGAAGACCGAGTTCATCCGCTCGTTGATCCGAGAATAGGCTGAGAGAACCGCGAGTTCGAGATCGCGATTGGCCGCGCTGATGCTGAGTTGGTCGCCCTCGGAGTTAAGCACTGAAACCGTCACATTCCAAATGTCGCTGTAGCTTGAAGTGCAGACCAAGACGTTCATCTTCTTGGATTTCATCTCGACTAGAATTTCCTGAATGTTCATTTTAGTCCATCCTTGCGATTTCAAAGGAACCTGATGCTTTTTCGACCATAACCCAGGCGTGGGGGTAGATATAGATCGTCTCGTCGCGAAAGATTATCTTCGCGACTGGAACGATTGCCGGATCGCCTGGATAGCTGATTGATTTGTCCTCGAGGACTTTCCAGCGTTTCATTGGACGCCAGCCGCCTCCATGAGCATATCCGGTATCCAACTGTTCGGTTGCGGGCCGTGGATCAGCTTCATTCAGCATCATTGGAATAAAGCCGACTAAATCTCGTCCGCGTGGGTGGTAATAAACTATTTGCATCTTCTGTTATCCCAGTTACAACCTTCACCGATCTGCCCGCGGAGCCACAGTATTGCGTGAACTCGCGCGGGAAGAGATAATTTCCCGAACTCATGCCGGGAAATGTGATCTTGCTGAAGAATGTCCTCAGTCGAAGCCGGGTTAACCTCGGCTGAGAACGGAAGCTCGCTCATGCAAAGCGCGAGGGCTTGCGCTAAGGTGAGTTTGTGCATGAATTGGTCGATCATTTTGGCCTCAATGCTTTGAGGAAGTCGAGTTCAACTCGGGCTGCGATGCGCCATCTGAGTTCGGCTCCTTCGTCTCCATTTTTCCAAGCATAATAAGCGTTCTCAGCTTCATCATATGGAGTGCCTTGGCACAAGTGCCTGCCGGTGGCTTCAGCGACAGGACAATTTTTGCAGTGTAAAACTGGCACTTTGCATCTGAATTTTGTGCATAGTGCGCAAGCATTTGGGCCAATTTCAGCATCATCTGGAGTCTTTGCGTTGAGATTTTCTTCCCAATGCTTGATGCTCGCCTCGAGCGCAGCTTCTGTTGCCTTGTCCATTAGATCATCCCCAATTCCTGGAGGATTTTGTCCGCATCGGCTAGGTCGCGCGAACTGAATTTCGGTTTCGACTCAGCTTTCGCTTCGCGTTCACGCCGGAACTGTTCCCGCCGGGCCATAGCAGCTTCGATTTGCCCACGTGTTGGGGAGGCGTCCGTCCCAATCTTCCCGCGCGGCTCCTTTTCCCGTGCTGCGAGGATACGAAGCACCTGAGCGATACCTTCGGGGGAGTTAGGCACTGGGACCGAATGGCCCCGTTCTCCGCTGAGACTGGGAAGCCCGAGCCAAATCGTGTCGCCCTCAGTCCAAATAGATGCGGCGTAGCTGGGAAGGGGATAGGTCATTTTGCTCTCTCCTTAATCCGGGCAAAAGCAGCTTCCGCTTTCTCGCGGGTTTTGAACTGGGTTGATCCGACTTCGACTAAAGCTGAGCGGGAACCGAACAGGCGTCCGGGGGCAAGCATCTTGATCTCGGGATATTTGCCGTTGCGGAGCCGAAGCTCGACAAAAGTTTCAGGGCCGGTTTGGATTGAGTCAAGAAGCATTGCTGTTCTCCGCTTTAATACCGTTCTGACCGAACTCCGCTGGAATCGGAGCATCAAGCGCCCCGATCACTTTCCCGTCCTCAGTCACGAGGGTTATCTCGTCTTCGCCATAGCTGATGCTGTCGTACCGGGCCACTTGCTCTTGAAACTCCCGATCATACGGTGCGAGATCGTCCCATTCCCAGCCAATCGGCATATTTGCCGAGGCGAGGTGCTCGGCAATATCGGTGAAGCTGGAACTTACGTAGTACCGGAAGCTCCGGCCGTCGGTTAGGTTGAGTGTGCGGTAGGATTTCATAAGCCTAGCTCCTGAAGTATCCGGGCGGCCTCGGCCTCTGCCGTTCCGCGCTCAGCTTGTGGATGATCCGGGCCGTAGGTATTGAGGCAATCGCGGGCGAGGATTTCGGCCAACCTCCGCTTGAGAAACGGAACATCAGCTTTGGTTGCGCCTTCCATTCCGGCTCTACCTGAAAGAGCGTACCAGAAAAGCTCCTTGACTTCGCGGGGGTAGGCGTCAAAGCGCACCCACTTGTTGCCGTGAAGTTGCGGGAGCCACATTGTAGATTTGACTGCATTTTGCATTTGGGTTCTCCGTTGTAGTTGGGGCCAAGCGAACCTGGCCCCAACGTTTCAATTATGGCTCGAAATGTTCGCCGCGCAAGGTGGCGTTGGTGCCGACCTCGCCATCAACGAATACGTTCGGAGATTCGGCAATGTCCGCGACACCTGAGGCGGCAAGAATGTCAGAGACGTATGCCCATTTTCCACAATCGCGTAATACCGCGTGAGTATAACTTGGCAACCGCTCAACCGACTTCCGTTCATCGTCAGTTTTGTTAATCACGAATGTTCCGTTAAAGCCGATGTGCGCCTCGGTTCCAAACGCAAAGAACAGGTGAGCTGATGCGAAGCCCGCATCAGCTTTATACGTAACCGCAACGATAATCGGGCGGTTTTCTTCCGGGAGTGTGTCAAATTTGTTCCACATAGGTTTTACCTTGGATTGACCAGTCCACTTGTGCGCGTATTGGAACCGAGCTGTATGCGCGTGGAATGGCCGGGACGGTTCCAATGTTGCACCATATCACGTCCCCGGCATTGTGTCAATACCCATTTTACAGGAAACCGATGAACACGATCAATTCCAGCTGGAGGTTTTGCCTCCGCGTATGCTGGGAACCGGCTTCGTCGGGCACTTATCTGCTGAGAACCAGGCGGGCAGTCGGAATTATCCCGAGGGGATGGCCCCTGGTCTTTACTTTTTCCGGTCCTGTAAGTCCCCATGTTTGGCCCGACCGCATTGCTGGAATGCGGTGGGGTTCTGGTGTTGACGACTTTTGACGCGCAAAGGTATGGCTCTTTCCGAAAATTTGGGCATGGCTTCTAGGGGGGTATCTTAAAAAAAAAAAATATATTAGACACTACTAAAACAAAAAGACGCCCCCCAGCCTTTGAGCCATACATGACGCACGGCGGCATAGCCATACCCATGTGCGCCAAAACTTGTGAACACGAGAACCCCATGAAACGCGAGCAATTCCGCCGGGCGCAAGGACGTGACCTGCAGCCCGGCGGAAAGGATGTTGTAGGGGCAGTTCACTCCGCGAAAAGGCCGAACCAAATGGCGGCGGTGATTGCAAGAGTTACTGCGATTAGCCCGAGATCAGTTTCCATGCTTAACGACTCCGTTGAATTGGGGCCGAGTCAATCCCGGCCCCCGGCCGCAATCAAAGCCCCAACGCCTCAAGGTCAATATCACCAACTGAGTCAAGTTGCGCCTTGGCTTCATCCATCTTATTCTCGGTAAGTTTCGCCATAACCTTGGCAAGCGCCTCCTTCCGGTCGCCACCGATCTTGGCGAGCACCGCTTCTTGCGCAGCTTTGGCGTAGGATTTCCATTGGCTCTCGGCAAGGCTCTTGGCAAGCGCCTTGACGGGATCAGAAGTCTTCCCGCCGCCACCACGGCGAAACTCACCGGACATTAGCGCATCGAGCCGTTTTGTTGCAAGGCCCTTGGCTTCTTCGCCCCGCTTCCCGGCGTGCGCATCGGCCAAAATCTTCTTGAGTCCGTATGCGAATATCTTGTCCAGTCCCGCTTGGCTCATCTTGCCAAGGTCAACTTGCAACGTCACTTGCCCGGTCTCAACCGTGACGATCCCGTTTTGCGTAACATTTGCCATTGTCATACTCCGTCGCGACATTTGCCATCATCAGCAAACGCTTATGTCGCCTCACGTTCGGACGGGGCGAGCCCCGTTTCGGCTTACCAGTCTCCATGCACAATCTTGCGCAATTCGCCCCATGTTTCAGCCGTTCCAATCAGCTTTGCGTCCTTATCGTAAACAGAAAAAGCGGGCTCGTTATGATGGCGCAAAATCCGCCCGCGATGAATCGTGCCAACTGGTTTGCCGTCGCGGTAAATTGTGGCGAATGTGTCCGAGTCCTTAAGTACAAACTTTTTACGCATGGCAGCCTCCGTTTGTTTCGATGATGTATCATCCCCTGGAATTGTGGCGAAAATAAGGCAACGAGTCCCGGCCAACCAGAAAAACAAAAAGACTCGTTCACAAAAATGTGATTACAAAACTTTTGCGCAAACCTTGCTTGGCCCAGCCTTTGCATTCCGCCGATCAATTATTCCGGGCTCGAAACAATCCAGCTGGGAAAATTTTTCGCGCCAAAACCGGAAGCCCCGGCACCCGGGGTTCGCCGAGTGGGGTGGGGTGTCGCACGCACTGGTCTTGATTATACGGGGAGTGAATTTGGGAAACACCCATACCTTTCACTCCCAAGACTTCGTCTTGAACTTGCAGCTGAATGTATGGCTATGCCCCCGGTCCCGTGCGCGCGGACGCAGCCGGGACTTGACCGCCCCGGACAAATCTGCCATGCTTCTCCTGCGCGGTGGGTTCGCGTTCGCCGGGGGGCGGTACAGGGCCGAGGTTCCGATAGCCTCGGCCCATTTCCAAGGTTCCACCTGATGCTCGATCTCAACATCACTCGGACTAGGGGCAGGGCGGCGCAGCCGATCACCGCTGTACAGATCCGCGAACTCGTTGAGTCTGACCTTGCGCTGCTCGCAACCGAGCGCGGAATCACGCCTCAGCCGATTAAGAAGCTTCGGGACAGCCACCACGGGCTCGCCCGAGCACTCGCAGCTGGAATGACCCCCGCGCAGTGCCAGATCATCACGGGCTATTCCCCTTCTCGCATCAGTATCCTTCAGGCCGATCCGGCGTTCCAGGAACTCGTGTCGCACTACCGCGGACTCGAAACCGAACTGCACGCGGATATGATTGAGCGGATGAAGACTCTAGGCCTTGATTCGCTTGAGGAACTTCGCGAGCGCCTTGAGGACAAACCCGAGGACTTCTCCCCGAACATGCTCCTCGAGATCGTGAAGACGATGGCGGATCGGACTGGAGCGGGCCCGGCCACCAAGTCCACTTCAGTCAACGTTCAGGTTAACTACGCTGATATGGTGAAGGCCGCGCGGGAGCGTTCCAGCGGAGCCGTAACCGGAGCCCGGTTGATTGACATTTCCCCGAACAGCCCTCCCGCGACTTCGGGGAAAAACGAGGAGTCCGGCGCTTGACAGAGCAGGACATTATCCTCGACCTTGCGAGTATGAGCGACGATCCCCTTCGCTTCGTTATGTACTCGTTTCCATGGGGTCAGCCCGGATCGGAGCTTGCCTCCGCTACCGGCCCCGAACCCTGGCAGGTCGAGATTCTCTTGCAGATTAAGCACGGACTCCTCACACCTACTGAGGCGATTCAGATCGCCATCGCGTCGGGCCACGGCATAGGCAAATCTGCCTTCGTATCCTGGCTGATCCTCTGGGCCATCAGCACATTTGAGGATACTCGCGGGGTCGTTACAGCGAACACGGAGCGGCAGCTTAAAACCAAGACCTGGGCCGAACTCGGGAAGTGGCATCGCCTCTTCATCGGGAAGTTCATGTTCGACCTGACCGCAACTGCGCTTTACTCCCGCGATCCTGAGCACGATAAAACCTGGCGGATCGACATGATCCCGTGGAGCGAAGCCAGCATTGAAAGCTTCGCCGGTCTCCACAACCAGGGCAAGCGGATCGTTCTGATCTTCGATGAGGCCTCGGCCATCGCTGATGTAATCTGGGAAACGAGCGAGGGCGCGCTCACTGACGCGAACACTCAGATCATTTGGTTCTGCGCCGGGAACCCAACGAAGAACTCCGGCCGGTTCCGGGAGTGCTTCCCCGGTGGAAAGTTCGCGCATCGCTGGTTTACTCGCGCGATCGACTCCCGCCTAGTCAGCATCACCAACAAAACCTTGATTGCTAAGTGGGTCGAAGACTACGGCGAGGATTCAGACTTCGTTCGAGTCCGCGTCCGGGGCACTTTCCCTCGGGCCGGTTCGACGCAGTTCATCTCCGGTGAAGTTGCCCGCGAAGCCGCGGCGCGCGAAGCTGAGCCCGACCGCTCCGGTTCCCCGCTGCTTATGGGCGTGGACGTAGCCCGGTTCGGGGATGACGAAACAGTCATCAGCTTCCGCCGGGGCCGGGACGCACGCAGCATCGAATGGGTGGTGCTCCGGGGCGAGGATACTATGTCGGTCGCGGCTCGGGTCAGCTCGCTCGCGTCCGAGCATGAACCGGATATGATCTTCGTTGACGGTGGCGGTGTCGGTGGCGGTGTAGTGGATCGCTGCCGCCAACTCGGGTTGCAGGTGTGGGAAGTTCAGTTCGGCGGGAAAGCTGATCGCCCGGACCCGGATAACGAGACTTTTAAGTTTCGGAACAAACGGAGTGAAATGTGGGGCTTCATGAAAGCCTGGCTCAAGACCGGCGCGATTCCGAACGAGACAGAACTGGTTGAGCAACTGGCCGCGCCCGAGTATTCCTATAACGACCGAGACGAAATCCAGCTCGAGAAGAAATCCGATATGAAGAAGCGCGGAGTACCAAGCCCCGACCGGGCGGATGCCCTTGCGCTCACTTTCGCGTATCCAGTTTTCGCGCAGCGGTACAAAGGCGAATCTCGCCCAGCGGTCGCTGAAATGGACTATAACCCCTTCGCACTTGAGGTAGCCTAATGTCCTTTGGTTCTCCCGATCTTCCTCCACCTCCTCCGCCCCCGCCGAACGCCCCGACTATGGCGAACGCGAATGTCCAGGCAGCAGGTGCCCGGCAGCGCTCGATGCCAAATGCTGGGGTCGGTTCAACGCTGCTGACCGGCGGGCAGGGCCTTTCATCTCCCGCCATCACGGGCGGCAAACAGTTGTTTGGGCAGTAAATGAAGATTGATCCGAAGTTCCGCGAGAAGCTGGACAGCCGAGTATCCGGGCTTGAGACCGAGCGGTACTCATGGCTGCAGCACTGGCGCGAGCTTGCGGACTATATTCTCCCGCGCCGGTATCGGTGGTTGCTGACTCAGAATCAGCAGCGCGGGCAGCTCATCAACAACAACATTATCGACAGCACCGGAACTGTTGCGGCCAGGACCTGCGCCAGCGGTATGTTGGCCGGTGTCACCTCCCCCACCCGCCCATGGTTCAAACTTCAAATTCCCGGTTTTACCAACGCTGACGACACCAACGAAGTCTCTATGTGGCTTTCCGAGTGCGAATCTCGTATGCGCCGGGTCTTCTCGGAGTCCAACTTCTACAACTCCATCGGCGTCCTTTACTTCGACCTCGTCGTTTTCGGCACCGGTTCACTCCTCATCTACGAGGATTTTCATGACGTAATCCGTTGCTATAACCCGTGCGCCGGAGAATATTATCTCGCCAACGGCGCACGGGGCACAATTAACTCCGGCGGAACTTTCGCGCGAGAGTTTACTTTCACTATTGACCAGATTGTGCAGCGGTTCGGTATTGAAAACTGCCCGGAAGATGTGCGGCGAGCGTATGAGCGCGGCGGGGCCGGTCTCCGTCAGGAAAAGATCATCCGCCACATCATCGAGCCAAATACTGATCGCGTTCCCGGTATTCCCTCGAAGTTCCCTTATCGCGAGTTCTACTGGATCAAGGGTTCCGCGGGCGGAGAGCTTCTTGAAAAGAAGGGCTTCAACGAAGACTGCGTAGTTGCCCCGCGCTGGGACGTCAGCGGAAACGATGCTTATGGCCGCGGGCCTGGCATGGATGCCCTCGGGGACATTAAGCAACTGCAGCAAGAGCAGCGCCGGAAAGCTGAAGCCATTGATAAGATGGTTCGGCCCCCGATGGTCGCGGACATTCAGCTTAAGAATCGCCCGGCCTCCCTCATCCCTGGCGGTATCACCTACGTCGCCGGAGCAAACAACGCCGGTTTCAAGCCCGCTTATCAGGTCCAGCCGAACATTCAGGAACTGATGCTGGACATTCAGGAAGTCCAGGGCCGAATCCGCAACATCTTCTTTAACGACCTCTTCATGATGATCTCTCAGTTGCAAACGGTTCGATCTGCGACTGAGATTGACGCGCGTCGGGAAGAGAAGCTGATCATGCTCGGCCCGGTTCTGGAACGGTTCGAGAACGAGGCGCTTGATCCGATCATCAACCGAGTGTTCGGAATTATGATGCGCGGAGGGCTGTTGCCGCCCCCGCCCGAGTCAATCCAGGGTCAGGACGTTCAAATCCAATACGTTTCGATGCTGGCTGAGGCTCAGCGCGCCGCAAGTTCTGCGGGGATTGAACGAGTCTTTGCGTTCGCTGGCAATCTGTCCGCGGTTGATCCTCGGGTTATGCAGGCGTTGGATTCGGTTGAGGCGGTAAACGAGTATTCTTCGATCATGGGCATCCCGCCGAAGCTGGTCCGGACTCGGGCGCAGATTGAAGCAATGGAAGCGGATGCGGCTCGCCGCCAGCAGATGGCTGAGGCGATGCAGGTGTCCGGGGCAATGGTGCAGGGCGCGAAAGTTCTCAGCGAAACCGATGTTGGGGGCGGGAACAACGCGCTACAGCAAATGATCGGGGGGCTTAGCTAGTGGACCCGAACAGCCGGAAAGATGTGAGGGAAGCGCGGAAGCGGGAGAAAATCTCCACGCGGGAGCGCGAAGAGTTCCTCGCGCATATGCTGTCGCTGCCGCAGGGTCGGAAGTTCTTTTGGGAGTGGCTCGCGCGGTGCGGAATTGGGCGGAACCCGTATTCTCCTGAAGCCCTCGCGATGAGTTTTAGCTGTGGTGAAATGAACATTGGGCAGCAACTGCTCGAAGAAATTATCCGGGTCGCCCCGGATCGGTACATTCAGATGATGGAGGAGAATAATGAACGACGCAGTAATGGCACCGGAAGTGACGCCGGAGACAACTCCGGCTCCGGAGACAACTCCGGCTCCGGAGACCAGCCAGAACTCGACCTCGCCTGAGTCTCTTCTTGGGAAAGATTTGGCTCCGGCTGAGCCTACACCGGAGGCGAAACCGGAAGAACCCCCGGTTGTCGAGCCGTTCACGTTCGAGAAAGTCACGCTTCCTGAGAACCTAGTTCTTCCGGACGAAGCCAAGGCCGAACTGACCGAACTCGCCACGAAGCATAAGCTTTCGGTTGAATCTGCATCAGAGCTTCTTTCTCTCCACGCTAAGTTTGCGCAGGCGCAGCAGGAACAATCCGTGCAGGCGTGGCATGAAACCCAGCGGACCTGGGTTAATGAGATTAAAAGTGATCCTGAGTTCACCGGAGAGAAACTCCAGCAGGCACAAGCGACTATCGCGAAAGTGCTTGATGAGTACGGTGGACCGGAAGTGAGGGCTGCGTTCGATCTCACAGGTGCTGGATCGAACCCGGCTATTTTCAGAGTGTTCCACAAGATGGCGAAGGCCCTCTCGGAAGGCTCGGTAACGACAGGAGCGCCAGGCAACGGGGGACCGAAGTCTCTCGCAGATGTTATT